TGTTGTTGTTTTTGTTGTTGTTGTTGTTGTTGTTGTTGTTGTTGTTGTTGTTGTTGTTGTTGTTGTTCTTGTGAATAATATTGATTATTTTGTGTTGAATATGAAGAATATTGTTCGGGATGTGGATAATATATACAATTATTTTGAGTTTTTAATTGAATATTTTTATGATTTTCTGGGTCTGAAGAAGTATTTTTACAATTATAAGATGAATTATAATTTATAGCATTTTTAAGTTCATTAATATTTAAATATTGATCTAAATCATCATCATAATATGGTTCAATATCTTTTATTTTTTCGGTAGATATATTATCATAATTTTCATATACTTTTTGTAATTGTGGAGAAATATTAGAATGTATATTATTTTTAGAATTATTAACATCATTGTCAATATTATTTTCAATATTATTATTTTTAATATATACATCCATTGTTTTATTATAATTATTTATACTATCGACCGATAAAGGAAATTTATATTCGGGGGGCTGTAAAGGTTCACAACTCGCGTTATTTTTAGAATATTCATCTATATTTGTATGATTAATATGTTTAGACGCTTTATTGTTTGATTTTTTCTTTTTTTTATCAAAAGAATCTGTGTTATAAGCTTCACTTAATGTTGAATAATTCATTTTAATAATTATATCTTCCTTTCTAATATATAAATAAAAATAATTTGTAATATTAAAATGAAAAAAATAAATTCGGACATACCTATAAATTTTATGGATTTTTTTAAATATGTGTTAATTGGTATATTATGTGCATATATACTAATCTATGCATTGAGACCATCTGTACCATATCCTGAATTGGTAATAAGTATATATGATAATTATTTTATATTTATAATATTAATAATAATAAATTATTATTTATTAATGTGGGATATAAAAATAGGATTACTATTTTTGATATGTATAATATCATTAATATTTGATTATTATATATTTATTAAAAAAGATTTAATAAAAAAATATAATATTCACGAAGATTTTAATATAGATAATAATGACTCATTGTCATCATCTATATCTCCTCTATCAATAAAAGATAAAATAGATAAAATTCTGAAAAATATAACTATTCCCAATAATAGTGTTAATAATAATGTTAATAATAAAATAGTATCAAGTACAATAATTTAAAAAAATATTACTATAAATATAGATTATGAGCATTTTAGATCCATTGAGTAATTTATCTTTTATATTTATACATATGGGTGGTAGATTTTTAAAATTTAATGTAACACCAGTACAAGAAAAAATGTTATCAAACCCAATGACACAAACATTAGTATTTTTTTCATTATTATATTTTAGCTCTAAAAATTTTTATAAAGCATTAATTATATTAATAATAGCATATATATTTTTGTTTTTTTTATTAAATGAAAATTGTGAATATAATATATTATCTCGCAAATGGCTAATAGAAAATGAATTTATAGAAGAAGATGACTATATTTCAGATAAAGATTTATATAAAAATAATATGAATTTACATCTTATCAATTAAATTATTACTTGGATTAATCCAATAATATTTATTAGCATCAGTATTAACAATCATAATTATTTCAACACAATACATAATGGTAATTATAATAAATAATACTAATAATATAATTCCAATAATATTAATATAATCGGGTAAATATAAATATATTACAATAGATAAAGATATTAATAATACAATTATTAATAAATATATTATATTAACAATGTTAAATTTTTTATCATAATTATTAATATTTAAATTAAATTTAGCTAATTTATCATATATTAATATTTTTTTCTTTTTATCATCATATTTTCTATATTCATTTTTAAGATGTGGATTAATAATAGAATAATATGTTAAATTAATATTTTCAATTTCTTCTATATTTTTAATATTATCTAAAATATGACTAATTTGACTAATATTATTTGTATATATATCTTCAAATCTTTCAATAATACTATTTTCATATTTTAATAAATAAATAATAATAGTAAATATAATTAATGTAATTACAAATAAAATAATTGATACTATTTTTATATTTTCATTTTCTTCTATATGAGAAAAATATACAATTATACAAAAAATTATTAATAAAATAAATAATATAATAGATATAATAAATATTATATTTATTTTATATAATTCTTGTTTTTCATTTTCATTTTCATTATTTAATTTTTTAATAGATGTTTGTTTATCTTCTATGATATTATTTATATTATATAATTTAGATGTATAATCAACAGCATCTGATATCTGTTTATTATCAGAATCATGTTCATTTTCTTCACTTGGTTTATTTTCTTCTAAATTATTTAATATAGAGCTTAAATTAATATTTATATTTTTAAAAGTATTATTAAAATTATTTAATATTTTTTCTATATCATTTTTCTTTTGACCTTCATTTGTACCATATAATTTATATAATTCTAATGTCATATAATAATTTAATATTAATTTATAAAATTTTAATTTATAATAATTGGCTCTTAGATGTAAATAATCATTATCATTTTTACTAAAATAATCTAATTTATTTATAGTCCACGTATTAAATATGTTTGTAAAATTTGTTTTAAATTCTTCAACATTACCTTGAACATTACCTTCTACATTACCTTGAACAAAAGTTATATCTTTTATATTTGTAATATTTGTTGAAAAATCTAATTTATATGTTACTTCATAATATTGAGATTTTTCTAAAATACTATTATAATAGTATGGTTCTTGTTCAGAATTATATTTATATCTACAATTTATTTTAAAAATTTGTTCTGTTAATAAGGTTTGTTCTAATTTATGATTTGTTTTCTTTAATTCTGACAATTGATCAATAAAATCTGTTAAAAAATCTATTTCAAACATATGAAATTTTAAATTGTTATTTGCATAATATGATGTATCTATATCAATTACATTTTCATCATAACCTAATACATTATATTTGAAATTATCATGATAATAATATATTCTATCAATAGGATCATTTATATTAATATTGTTTTCATTAACATCAATTGTTATATTATTATCTTTATCAAATTCATTCATTAATTCATTAATTGTTGTAACATCATTTGACATATTTATTGAATATACTCTATTTAAAAAATATATTATAATTTATCCATATAATATAAAATAAAGGTTGATATTATTAATGTAATAATAATAATTAATAAAAATATATTAAGAATATCTGGTATAAAACCATATATCAAAAATGATAATGTTATTAACCACATTAATATTGTTATTAAATTAATAAAAGAATTATCAATATTAATAATTTCATTAATATTATTTTCTAATAATTTAGTATTATTATTATTTTTTTTATCGACTGCGTATATATATAATTTAAAATTTTTAATTAATTCGTTTGTCAAATTTGATATTGAATTGTTTATGTCCGAACCATTTACCGAATTAATATCCTTATAATTATATAAATTAACTACATCTATATTTGATAATTGTTTATTATAAATACGTACGTCTCTTATTTTTCCAGATAAACTATTTTCAAAACTTAATCTATTATTATTTGTTATATTCCCTATATATAAATTATTATCATCAATTGTTAAATCTGTACATTGGGATTGTTGTGTTAATACTAATTCTGAATTTTTATAAATTTTAACAATTGATGATAAAAATTTATATGAAATTGTCCAATGAACCCATTTATTACTATCGTCTACATTTTCTTGATTATAAATAACTATATTATTATTAACATCTTTGCATGGTAAATACACATATAAAGAATTTGATTTATTCATTGCATTATTTCTTAAAAATCCTATAATAAACCCTTTATTAAATGTATCCGTTATTTCTCTTCCTTGTGTCATTATAACACATGATTTTTCATAATCTGTTTTATATATCCACGCAGAAAATGTAAAATCTCTATTTGACAAATTAATATCTAAAGCCTTTAACATAACCTTTTCTAAATATAATTCATTAAATTCATTTGAATTTTTAATATTTTCAAATTTATATGAACCATTTGTATCTTTTATAACATTTAAATTATTATTATTTTGTGAACTATCTTTAAAATTACCATTAAATTTATACCAAGCAATCATATTATTATTAAGTAAAGTCATATCAGATTCTTCATTATTTGAGAAAGATTTTTCGAAAGCATTTCCTAATAAATTAAATAATATTTCAGTTTTAATTTCCGGATTATTTGTATTATATTGTTGAGCTAATGATTCATTATCAAGTAATTGTCCAGAAGTACCAATTGTAGGTGAAGTACTTGGATATTGTATAGCATTTGAATAAGATAAAATATCTTTTGAACTATGTGATAATACATGAGGGTGTGGATATTCATGATTATGTGAAACATTATTTGTATTTCCAGCAAAATTATATTCGTGTAAATGTGTTAAATTTGTATTCGTTAATGTCTCTCCACTTGATGATATTGAAGTAGAAGGTTCAGTTGAAGTAGAAGGTTCAGTTGAAGTAGAAGGTTGAGTAGTAGAAGGTAGAGTAGTAGAAGGTTCAGTAGTAGAAGGTTCAGTAGTAGAAGGTTCATTAGTTGAAGGTTGAGTAGTAGAAGGTAGAGTAGTAGAAGGTTCAGTTGTAGAAGGTTGTGTAGTAGAAGGTTCAGTTGTAGAAGGTTGAGTAGTAGAAGGTTCAGTTGTAGAAGGTTGAGTAGTAGAAGGTTCAGTTGTAGAAAGTTCAATAGTAGAAGGTTCAGTAATAGAGAGTTCGGCTATGGTAGGTTCTGTATAGAATTTTTCATTATTAATAATAAAATATGATATTATATATATAGTACAAACAATTAATAATAATAAAACAGATGCTGGTCTCGTTTTATTTTTATTAACTTCAAAAATCAATAATAATAAAATAAATAATAATATAATAGTAAAAACTATTAAAATCATCCATTCTTTTAATTTAATATTAGAAACAACATTATTATCATTTGTTATATTTTTATAATAATAATTATTATTAACTTTATAATAATTATTATTATTTATATTATTAATATCTAAATTAAGGAAATCATTTGAATAATTATTATAAATAGCGTTATAATAATTATCAATAAAATATTTAGGATAAATTTGTAATCTTGTATTGTGTGTAATTTCATCTGGTAATTTTGGGAATACTTTTTCCATGGATTTTAATAAAAAATAGTTAAAATACATTTTCATTAAGTTATAGAATTTAGAAATATATAAAGCATAAACACGTGATTCTTTTGTTAAAAATAAATCTTTATTAATTAAATTAAAATGATAATATATATCATTTTTAAAAGTATCAAATAAATCAAAATCTGCTTTATTACTTACAATAAAATCATTTTTAAAAATTTTAAATTTAATATATCTATATTTATCCGAAACCTTCCAAATATTATCTTCAATATAAAATCTTGTTAATATTTTAAATTCATTATTATTATCATAATTTGTAAAATAATTATTATATAAATTAGAAAGAAAATCTAATAAAAACAAATATTTAATAGATTCTTGTGAAATATAATAAGATAAATCCATATCAAATATATTTTTATTTTTTATATCATCTATATTTAAAATAGTAGATGGTATTAATAAATATTCATTATAATTAATATTATTAAAATTATAATTATTATTAAATTTTCTTTCATAAAATACAATATTATCTTTAATACTTTTGTTAAATAAATTATTTATATTATTTTTAAGAAAAAAGTCAGAATTATAATCATCTGTAAAAAATATATTATAAAATAATAATTTTTCATTTAAATTATATTTATTAATTTTTGAATTATAATCATACTTACTTTTATTAAATAGAGAAATAATGTGATTATATATATCAGATATCATTATTTAGTTATATTCTAATTAAAAAATACATAAAAAAAAATGATAAATAATATTGCTTAAAAATATATCAAGTTATTTTAAAATAAGATATTATTAAGAGATGTCTATATACCCTGAATTATCATATAGTTCTCAAAAAGTAGATATTCAAGAAGTAAAGGGAATACAATTTAGTGTATTAGGACCTGATGAAATTATTAAACGTTCGGTTGTAGAAATAACAAAGACAGATACATATGCCGGAAGTGAACCAATAATAGGAGGATTATTTGATTCACGTATGGGTGTTTTAGAACATAATAGAATTTGTACAACTTGTGAACAAAAAAATATTTTTTGTCCTGGTCATTTTGGTCATATTAGATTGGCAAAACCTGTATTTAATGCTATGTTTTTCGATATAACAAGAAAAATATTGAAATGTGTATGTTATAAATGTTCTAAATTAATGATATCGCCAAATACGGAAGAACCTATATTAAAAGCTGAGATTTATAAAATTTCAATGATTAAAAATAATCAAAAAAGATGGGACACTTATTTTAAATTATGTAATAAAATTATATCTAATACCAAATCAAGATATTGTGGCGAAGATGGTACTATTGGGTGTAATTCGAGACAACCTACTAAATATAATAAAGAAGGTTCAATGAAAATTATTGCAGAATGGAAAAATAATAAAAAGAAAGAAGATGAAGAAACAGATGCAGTTATAGAAGATGAATTACTCGAATTAACACCAGGAGATATATTAAGAATATTTCAAAGAATATCAGAAGAAGATATGGAATTGATGGGATTTAATCCCAAATGGAATAAACCTGAGTGGATGATATGTACTATTTTACCAGTACCACCACCATCTGTTAGACCAAGTATTATAGAAGAGAATGGACAAAGAAGAGAGGACGATTTAACTCATAAGTTAAGTGAAATTATTAAAATAAATAATAACATTTATGATAAAATCAATAAAGGCACATCTGAAGAAACAATAAAATTAATAACAATGGTATTACAATATCATGTATTTACATTTATTGATAATCAAATACCTGGTTTAGCACCATCACAACAAAGAAATGGAAGAAAATTAAAATCTGTATCAGATCGTATGAAGAAAAAAGAAGGTCGTATTCGTGGAAATTTGAATGGAAAACGTGTAGATCAGTCTGCGCGTTCAGTAATTACACCCGACCCATATATTAGTATAGATGAATTGGGTGTACCTATTAAAATAGCTATAAATATTACATTTCCAGAAGTAGTGAATGAATATAATATAGATAGATTAAAAGTATTAATTAAAAATGGTCCTGATATTTGGCCTGGTGCAAAATTAATAAAAAAAAATAGTGATAATGCTGTTACTATTAATTTAAAAAATGCAAATATAGAAACAATTATTAAGAAATTACAATATGGAGATGTAGTACATAGACATTTAACAGATGGTGATCATATTTTATTTAATCGCCAACCATCTTTACATAAAATGTCTATGATGTGTCATAAAGTAATTATTATGCCTTATCAAACTTTCAGATTAAATGTATTAGATACACCACCATATAATGCTGATTTTGACGGAGATGAGATGAATTTACATTGTCCTCAAAGTATTTTAACAATGTCCGAATTAATGGATATAGCTTCTGTACCAAATATGGTAATAGCAGCACGTAATGGCAAACCCATAATAGAGATAGTACAAGATACTTTATTAGGTTCTTTTAGATTAACTAAACAAAATATTAAAATTAATGACAAACAAATGGCAAATTTACAGATGATAAATAGTAATTTTAAAGGTTCTATTGAAAAACCAGATAAATATTATAATTATACAGGAAAACAGGTATATTCTCAAATATTACCAGCTGGTTTAAATATTCAAAGAAAGAATAATGCTGAACAAAAATTTATAATTTCAAATAGTAAATTATTAGAAGAATCTGGATGTCTTGATAAATCTATATTTCATAGTATTACATCTGGGTTAATTCCTGTAATTTATCATGATTATGGACCATTTGAAACACAAAAATTTTTAGATAATACACAACGTTTAATATGTAGATGGTTATTAACAGCTGGTTTTAGTGTAGGAATAAGTGATTTGGTAACAGATAATACTACAGAATTAAATTTAAAGGCAAAAATTAAAGAAATGAAAGAAAAAGCATATGCAAAATTAGATGATACAAGAATTGGTATAATCGAGAATAATAGTATATTTACAAATAAAGAATATATTGAAAGAGAATTAATAGGTATTTTAAATGAAACAACTAATCATGTTGGTAAAATTGGTTTAAGTCAAATAGATGAAAATACAAATAGAATGATTAATATGGTAAAATCTGGTTCAAAAGGTAAAGAAACAAATGTTGCCCAAATGATAGCATGTGTAGGACAACAAAATGTGGATGGTAAAAGAATATCATATGGTTTTACAGATAGAACTTTACCTCATTATACTAAATTTGACGATGGTCCAGAAGCAAGAGGTTTTGTAGAAAATAGTTTTATAACTGGATTAAGTCCACAGGAAGTATTCTTTCATGCAATGGGTGGTCGCGAAGGTTTAATTGATACTGCGGTTAAGACATCAGAAACTGGTTATATTCAAAGAAGATTAGTAAAATCAATGGAAGATGCAAAAATTTATTATGATAATACTGTTAGAAATGCTGCGGGTGTAATTATTCAATATATATATGGTGAAGATGGAATGGATGGATGCAAAATTGAATCACAATATATACCAATCATAGATATGGATGTAATAATAATAGAAAATATATATCATTTGCGTAAAACAGATAAAATAATGGCATATTTAACAACTAAAGCCTATAAAGAGGTAAACGCGAATACATATAAAAGATGTACTAAACATTATCAAAATATATTAGAAGATAAGGAGTTTTTAATAAAAAAAATATTTAATAGTTCTAAAAATAAAAATATTAATTATCCTATTCCTTTTGATAGAATAATTAATAATGTTATTAAACGTTTAGAACATTTAAATATAAAAACTATTAAAACAGATTTAACACCAGATTATATATTAGATGCTATAGATAATATTAGTGGAAATTTATATATTAAAGATACAGAACAAGGTACTAAATTCTTTAATATATTATTAAGATTATATCTATCTCCCAAAAAATTAATAATGACATATCATTTTACAAGAGATATATTTGATAATATAATATCACAAATATATCAATATTATAAAGAAGCAATTGCGCAACCGGGAGAAATGGTTGGTATTGTAGCTGCACAAACTATTGGTGAAATGGGAACTCAAATGACACTTGATTCATTTCATGTATCTGGTACTGCAGCGGCAGTAAAGGCTACAAGTGGTGTTCCACGTCTTAAAGAAATATTAAGTGCTACAAAAAAAACTAAAACGCCTACATTAATGATTTATATGAAAAATGATATAGCAACTACAATAAATCCTATATTGGATGAAGATGGAATAGATACAAATGATTTAAATGTAGAAAAAGCTAAAAATATTGCAATGAATATAAAAAATTCAATAGAAATTACTAAATTGGCTGATATATTAGAAAAGAGTGAGTTATTCTGGGATAAAACAGAAAATATATATGATACTAATTTACAAAATGATAAAGGTATATTAGATATTTATAATGAATTCTCATTCGGAAATAATTTAACATCTACATCTCCCTGGGTATTAAGAATGAAATTTAATAAAGAAAAAATGAAATCATATGGATTACATATGATTGATATATATACTAAATTAAATACTGCATATGATAAATTCATAGAATGTATTTATAGTGACGATAATGCTGATGAATGTATATTTAGAATTAAATTATTAAATTCTGCAATTAAAGATATTGAATATAGTGACCAAATTGCAGCAATAA